TGCACCAGCAGTTCCTTGAGGTCCCTGTGCACCAGCAGTTCCTTGAGGTCCCTGTGCACCAGCAGTTCCTTGAGGTCCCTGTGCACCAGCAGTTCCTTGAGGTCCCTGTGCACCAGCAATTCCTTGAGGTCCCTGAGCACCTGCAGTTCCTTGCGGTCCTTGAGAGCCGGTGAATCCAGTTGCTCCTGTAGGTCCATACATTGCATTTCCGTTCACAGTAATATTACTAACGTCTAAATATGTAAATGAACCAGTTGTACCTATTAAACCGCCATACGCATGCATAATTCCTTTGAAAAGTGATGTACCTGAAACGTCTAATTCTCCGGATACAGTTAAACTATTGTAAACATTTTCAATATTTATAACTGTTTCATTTACTGTAGTAAAATTTTGTGCAGATAAATACTGAAATGAACCGGTTGTTCCGGTTATTCCATTTATTGCCTGTATTGTATTAAATGCAACTAAATCAATAAACGACCCTGTTCCACCGGTAATACCATAAGGTGCATAAATAATACCGTTCAAGTTTGATGAACCAGAAACAACTAAATTAGTAAATGAACCCGTTCCACCGGTAATTCCTCCTGGTGCTATTATTTTATTTGTAATATTATCATGTATCGTCTTTTTTGCTACATTTTGCACAAATTCTGTAGTAGCCAATTGATTATCACTAGTGTCTACATCCAAAGTATTTGCATATCCTCTACCGTTAATAATGACTTGTTCATTAACAAATAATTTTTGTATATTAACACCTCTGGTATTCTCAACGTAAATTGATTGAGGTTGATAATTCGACATTATTCTATATTGTAGTATATAATATTTATAGATAATATAAAAATTATATAGGATCTTTATTTTTCAAAAAATCCTTTGTCATTTGTAAATTATTTAGGTTCTGCGACTTCGCGGCTCTCAAAGTCAACCGTCTCGCGAACACCAATCAAATTACCTTCTTCATCAATGGTCTGTGTCAAAACATTTCCGGATTTTTCGGCTAATTTGATATTCTCCTCAATTGCCTTTCGCTTTGTATCCTTGATGCGCTTATCAAACTCCTCCTTTGCACGAGCCTCGTTCTTCAACTTTTCCTGATGTAATTGATTTAGCTCTTCTTCCATGAACTCAATGCGACCTGTCTTGTATGCATCAGGGTCCCAAGGAATCCAAACTCCTACAGGTCCTACAAAGATATCATGATTAGGGTCGATTTTACGCAACTTCTTGCATCTTGCCTCAGCTTCTTCCTGGGTGGCAAATGTACCGCGCACCTTGAGACCACGAGTAGATGTCTGAAATGAATTTTCCTTTTGAAAAACCTCGGTTAATCGCGTCTCATTTTTATCCAAAAAGGTTTGGAAATCATCAGACACGGAAAATGACTTGATCTTCGCCTCTTCATCTTTAGAGAAGTCATTGAAATCATTCAACACATCCTCTACCTTCAAATTATACTTAAATGATATGAAATGACAAAATTCCAAGAACTTTTCCATCGACTTTGCAAAATCCCATTGTTTGACAAATTGATCGAACAAGTAAATTTCACGCTTCTTTAGGATCTTTTCTGGAGACACGAATGACAGACATGCGAATTTTTGACCCGCGACAGCGTCGTCCTCGTCCAATAAGTCAACATATTTAGGATTCGCGGTTCCATCGGGGTTTTGTTTTCTCTCAAATCCGGACATTTAGCAAAAGCCTATAATATACAGATATTTATCGATGGAGGTTTAAGTCTTTTTTACAAGAATCTATTTATACAGATTCTACTGGATCTTGACAAGAATCTATTATTTTAGATTCTACTGGATCTTATACATTTTATGGGTTTTTCTTCTTTAGCCGACAATTTTTTCATACCTTATAATATATACGATGAGCAACGTATTTGATATCAGTGAATTTGTTAAGCGCGCCATTAAATACCTTGTTGAGGGCCTTATGGTTGCAATTGCTGCCTATGCCATCCCCAAGCAATCACTCAAAGTAGAGGAGGTCGTTATTATTGCTTTAACCGCCGCCGCAACATTTAGCGTGTTGGACGTTTTCGTTCCATCCATGGCTGGTTCTGCACGCGGAGGTGCCGGTTTTGGTATCGGCGCCAACCTGGTCGGATTCCCAGGAGGACTTTAAACCCATAATAAAAAGTGTTTAGGGATTATTCCCATTTTTCATTTTATGTAGGCTTACTATATAAAATGGACTATCTTTCATTTTCAATGACACCTATGTGCATATTCATGATGACAGTTATGTTTGTATTATATGTTCTTCTAGCACCAGGACTTATATTGCGTATACCTTCAAATGGATCAAAACTTACTGTAGCGATTGTTCATGGTATAGTGTTTGTTTTCTTGGTACATCTAGCCTGTTATATTTACTGTAAAGATATGCCTATGTCAAAACTCATGTAGAACAATCTAGAGGCTTGTATTTTCGATAGATAGATAAATGTATCTATCGAGATAGAATGCGCCGAAAACCGAATCAAATCAAATAGTCGGAAAGAAACACCAGTCCAAGTCATTGCACACCTTCTTCCAAATCAAATCCGTCGATTTTTGTTTCTGTTGATCCTTCATCAAAGGAATATAGGGCAAATACTGGGTCTGGTCCAAGAGTACACACAGTTGGTAAAGAGTGTACGTATAATTGAAGAAATTAGTACGATCCGGAGGACAATGTGTCGCCCACGGTTTCTGAATCTCAATAAACAAAACACACAAAGTTTCATGTAATTCCTCGCTCATAACGGGGGGCTTAATACCAAACATCGAATTAATAAACTGAATATGCTCGAAATACTTATTTAGACCCAATTTACGCAAGATCTCGCGCATCTTGGTGTAATTCAATACAGACAAATCCTTAATACGCTCCTTCTTAATGCGGGCACGAATCGCCTCGATAACTTCATCCGGAATCTGTGTAGTCTCTTTTGCCTGGAATTGCGACAAGATTTCCTTGAAATGATTTAGGCGAATATATGCAGTATACGACACTTCATTCGGCGGTTCTTTGTTATTGGGTTTAGAGCTATCTACAATATACATTATAAACTTACCACACTGATTATTATTACAAATAAGAATACCCTCTTCGTCATGCGGAACTAGTTCACCCTTATGACAACTTTGACACACATCGGATGCATTAATATAATCTTGGGGGTTGATAAACTCATTGGATACGTTTTTCCAAAATTGTTCGTAGAGTTTTTTGGACTGTGTGTATTTATCAGGATCTACGCGATCCGGATTCTTGGACCGGACTTTGAAGAATGAATGCAGGACGTTAACTGGTTTTATTTCACCGGAAGATATTTGTTTCTTTTCTTCGAAATAATCGAAGATATAGGTCGAATTGTCCAAGAAGTAGCGCTTTTTCTGGGATTTTAGGTGCTTAATTTCTGCTTTTTTGGCGTCGATTTGGTCGCGGATATTTAGATATTGTTCTACTTGGTCTTCATTGAGATTCTTAATGGCATGCTTTAGTTCGGTTATTTCGTCTTTTAATCGTGGGATATCCTCGGTTTCTACTTTGTGAAAATGATCCAGCATTTCAGTGTGTTTTTCATCGATTGATAAGATATTCTTGGGTGGTTTTTTATGTGGAAGAGCCGATTGCATAAAATCAATAGTTTATACAAATAAATAATATTGAATATTTATGTATGTTTTGACGTAATAATCTATTATTTACACTTGTTTACACCCTTGAACACTGTAAACCATGTTTGATGGTTATGTCTTCAAAGGTATACATCTTCATTAGTGTAAAAACTCTAAACACGTAATATTAACAAAAAACAAATAGTACTACAAAACATATAATGGCGACAACAACACAAATTTTTATTGAAAAGACAAATGAACCCATGAGTGAAAAACGATTAAAAAAAATGATATTTATAATGAACACTTTAGAAAAAGGATGGACTGTTAAAAAACGAGACCAAGAATACATATTTACCAAGAAACACGAAAACCGGCGCGAGGTTTTCCGCGAAAACTATTTAGAAACATTTGTCCAAGAGAATTTTGATCATGGAATTTTGAACAAGATTGATCATTCATGAATTTCGCTAAATAACCGAAAGATCCACAATATATCAAAATCTTATAATAAATCGCTACAAGCCATAACTATTTTTTCATCGTCCGATAAACGTTGAAATAACAAAATATCGTTCATTTTGATTTGTATAAATCCGTAGTGTGCTCGTAATAATAAATGTGGTCCTGTATCACTAAAAATCACTTTTACTAACGACCCTCCATACTTCAACATACCTTTTATGGATGGTTCTTCTCCGTCTATTTGAGATTCTCCTGTCCATTCTGCTGTCAATTTATTTATCGGTATCCATCTTAATGTTCGACCGTTTTTTAATTGATAAACGCGATCAATGTATCTATAGTCTACCAATTTCTCACAAAAAAGAGGTATCATATTCTCCTTAATTATTGGGTTATGATCACGTAAAACTTCAACAATTTCTTTTGAAATACCTGCTAAAGAATATTTTTCATAGAATTCTTTATCGACTTGTTCTGCGGATTCTAATAATTCCGCAATATTTAATTGTGATTCCAACGCAGGATTATTTCGTTCTGATTTTACTAATTGAGAAATTCTCATTATCTATACACAATACAATGTTTTTGTATTGTTTATTGTGATTTATTATACATTTGCTGTGTAAAAATGTGTCGACAGCCCAATATACGGTATCATGGATTTCAAATATCCGATAACACCTTCTGTTAAAAACGCATTCAATAATAAAAATAATGCACTTGCAAAAATAATATCGCTATCTGAACTATTTAAGGTATGGTATCGTAAAGGGTTAAACCTTATAATAAGAATTGAAGCAATAAATATTTGTATAGTGGTAATCATAATTTTGATATAGGCAGTATTTACATAAAATAGTCCTACTATCACGAAAAAATACAGACAATATAGAATGATCAACATAGAATAATAAATGGGTTTGGTTATTTTTTCCAATATTTGATCAATGTATAAAAAACCCTGGTTTATTATAGATAGTTTCATATATTTGCTATTATTGTATCTAATATCCGATATATTGTATAGATATAATATTTGTGATCTGTACTACACTTCGCACTACACTTCGCACTACACTTCGCACTACACTTCGCACTACACTTCGCACTACACTTCGCACTATAAAGACGAATGGCTTAACCATCTTATAGGTTTCCATTGTACATAGGAATGTGGATGGTCTGGGTCTGTCGGTAGCCCAGGTATAATATTCTCCATAAAATAAAACACTAAATCACGTAATTTGTTTTTATGTTCGTCATCGATTGGTGAATAATTTTTGGATAGAAATTTCATTGTAGACAACATATAAGGTGTGGGTGCATTTGTTCCCCCAGAAAGATCAAAATATGTATAAAATAAAGACATAATACGATTATTTAAAGGACTTGCGCCGATGTCTGGATTAGGATAATTATTGGGTTCATCTGTAATATTATATCCTCCTTCCCCAATATAGGAGAATGGACTATCTACTAATGCCATTGATTGTAATTTTATATTGAATATTGTATCGGGTGATATGTAAGGTATTCCATATTGATTGCTAGCAGATACATCATACGACCCAAGACCGTTTAATCCGTTTGATCCGTTTGATCCAGATTTACCATTTGAAGAACATGTCATAGATGCTAAACATGAGGTTGGACAAGATCCGCAAGAAGAAGAAGAATATGGACCTCCATTTCCTCCGGCAGTACCATTTGTACCTTTTGAACCGTTTTTTCCACTTGATGAAGTAGATGAACTGGAAGGATCCAAATAATCATTCCATCCAAAACCACCAAAATTACCAGAAAAGTCAAAATCGGGTCCTGGGTTGTTTGACCAATAATTTGTTGCAATACTTGCTATACCAGATGCGTTGTAATTATATCCGTTAAAATTAGTAGAATTGAATTCAATTGGAGGTAGGATAACCGTTGATTTTGGGTTATTTACACTCGGCAGACTAGGTATAACATAATCTATAATATAGAAACA